ACTGGAACAACACTGCTGTTTCTAACGCAAGCTTCACTTAAGCTAAATATTATTAACCAACATAAGGGGGTCTTCGGGCTCCCTTTTTTTATTCACAAAACTTTATGGCTTCCACAACAACTGATACCGAGACCGAACTCTCCGCTGTAAATGCAATCTTGGGAGCTATAGGTCAGTCACCTGTAACTTCCTTAGTGTTTGACAACCCAGAAGTATCATTTATATATAACTTATTAAGAGACTCTAATGTTGATGTACAGAATGAAGGCTGGCATTTCAATAAAGAGAAGCATGTAGAATATACACCTGATGCAAATACTGGTAAGATAAGTATAGGTAGTGATATATTAAAAATGGATGTTACTGATGGTTGGGTAGCAAGACAATATGATGTAGTAAAAAGGAATGGTTTTCTTTATGATAAATTCGATCATACAGATGACTGGTCTGATCATACTAGTATACTTTTAGACATTACTAGATTATTTTCTTATGAAGATCTACCATCACCTTTTAAAAGATATATAATATATAAAGCTGCTACTAGAGCTGCAACACAACTAGTAGGTAATCCACAACTAGCTAAACTATTACAACAGCAAGAACTTATAGCTAGAGCTACATGTATGGAGTATGAATGTAATCAAGGTAATCCTTCTATGTTTGGATTCCCAGAAGATAGTTTCTATACTACATATCAACCTTGGAGGAACTTAGTAAGATAATGTCAGGAGTAACACAAACTATACCTAGTTACGGAATTGGAGGTATATCTGAACAACCAGATCAACAGAAATTTCCAGGTCAAGTAAAGAATGTAGTTAATGCTATACCTGATATAACCTATGGTCTATATAAAAGACCTGGTTCTAAACGTGTAGGTACCGCCCCACTGACTTCTGTAGGAAGTGGTGGTTCATGGTTCCATTATTATAGAGATGAAACTGAAGGATCTTATATAGGTCAAGTATTAGCAGATGGTACTTTGAATGTATGGAGATGTTCTGATGGTACTAAGATGACTACAGTCTATGGTACTGGAGGAGAAACAGCTATTAAAACATATCTATCTGCTTCTAATACTGAAGACTTACAGTTCCTAACTATCAACGATACTACATTTGTTAATAATAGAGATACAACTGTAGCACTTACTGGTACTACTGACGCTAGACCTGATACACATTTTGCATATATAGATTTATTACAAATACAGAATGGTAGACAATATGCACTGAATGTATATAATGGTGAAACTACAACTAGTATTGCTAGAGCTACAAGAGTAAAAATATCTGCTACTAACCAAGATACTGGTGATGGTACTGGTCACTGCCCTGGAATTGGTACACAAGTATTCGGAGCAGCTGAAACTAATACAGGTTCTAAAACTAATTTAACATTTCGTATAACTGCATTAGGTCAGCAAGGCAGTAGCAACCAAGATGATGAATTCCCTGATGCTCAAGGTTATAGATGTACTTATAATAATAGAGTACAACTATTACATGGTGGAGAAGGGTGGTCAACAAATGACGATACAACTGTTACTTTAGATCAAGCATCAACTGATTATACTTTTACAGTTAAAGTAATGGATCATGAAGATGTACCAGTTAAAGCAGATATTAAAGCTGTACGTCCGGTACCAACACCATTTGATGCAGAGACGGCAGCAACCGCTGATACTATATTAGGTGGTATAATTACTGAATTAGCTGGAACTGGTATAACATGTACCGTTATAGGTAATGGTATGTATTTAACTAAGAGTTCTGCATTTCAAGTAGAAGTATTAGAACCTGACTTAATGAGAGTTATGCAGAGTTCTGTGCAATCAGTAACTGAACTACCTGGACAGTGTAAAGATGGTTATATTGTAAAAGTATCTAATTCTCAACAATCAGAAGAAGATGATTACTACTTAAAATTTAATGGTGAGAATGGTAAAGATGGTCCTGGATCATGGTCTGAGTGTCCTGAACCTGGTATAGATAAAAGCTTTAATACAGCTACTATGCCTCATGTTATCCAAAGAACTGGTGCAACTGAATTCACTGTTAAACAATTCACATATCCAGATAGAGAAGTAGGAGATAACACAACTAATCCTGTACCTAAATTTGTAGGGGAAAAAATTAACAGAGTACTATTCTTCCGTAATAGACTCGTTTTTCTAGCTGGACAATATTGTGTCTCATGTAGACCTGGAACTGTAGGTACCCCTAATTTCTGGGCTAATACTGCACTAGCTGTTTCTAATATAGATCCTATTAGTATAACTAGTAGTTCTATGCTACCGTCACCTCTATATGATGGAGTTGAAATTAATGCAGGTTTAGTAGTATTCAGCAGTAATCAACAATTCTTATTCTCATCTGATGACACAGTATTAAACCCAGACACGGCTAAATTAAGAGCTATATCAAGTTATAATTATAATATTGTTATACCTCCTATATCTATGGGAACTACAGTAGGTTATATAGATAACTCTGGTCAATATAGTCGTTTCAATGAGATGGCTAATTCAGGAAGAGAAGCTGAACCAACTGTTGTAGAAACAAGTAGATTAGTACCATCACTATTACCAAAGAATATAGATTTACTAACTAATTCAAGAGAGAATGCAATAGTATTATTTGGTCAAACTGATAGCGATGAAGTGATAGGTTATAAATACTTCGTTATGGGAGATAAAAGACCTCAGTCATCTTGGTTTAAATGGAAACATAATAATCCTATTAAATATCATTTCATTGTAGATGATGTTTATTACTTCTTAGATACAGATAATTTCTTACAAAGTATAAATCTACAACAAGCATCTACTGATCCTAGTATTAATCAAGATAGTATAAATTATCTTATACACTTAGATAACTATACTACTGTTGCTAATGGTGTCTATGATGCTGCTACTAAGAAGACTACATTCACTAATCAATCTGATTGGATAGATCAAGTTACTAGTCCTAATGGTTCATTAGTAGTAGTTGATACAAATTCAAATGCTACAAGAGTAGGTAGGTATGCAGAATGTACTGTCATTAATGGTGATGACTTTACTGTACCTGGGGATTGGTCTTCTGCTACTGTTCATATAGGTTATTTATATGAATATAGTGTTGAGTTTCCTAGAATATATGTAACGCAAACAGAAGGTCAAAGAGTAAGAGCTGATATAAATGCTTCCTTAGTTGTACATAGACTAAATCTTAACTTCGGTAAAGTAGGTCTTTATGCTACTACATTAAATAGAGTAGGTAAGGATCCATATACAGAAACATATGAATCTACAGAGTTAGATGAATATGATGCTAGTGATGCTCCATACTTAAAAGAAGTAGTCAAAACAATACCAGTGTATGAGAAGAATAAGAATGTAGATATAATATTAAAGTCAAGTCACCCAGCTCCAGCTACATTACATTCTATGTCTTGGGAGGGTGATTATTCACAAAAATACTATAGACGTGTCTAAAGTAGAAATTCACCCAATCACTATGGAGGCTGCCATGGAGGTGGCCTCTAACTTACTTCCAGATGACCGCAGAGAGATCGAAGAAGGTCATGGGGTAGATCCTATAGAAGCACTAACTATCGCTGCTCACAGAAGCTCCTACGTGTATTTCACGATGCCTAACGGCAAGACTGCTGGATTGGCAGGTGTAGATGATGATGGTTTAATATGGATGGTGTGTACTCCTGTTATTTTAGAGTACCCACATGCATTTGCTAGAGGAGCTAAACAATATGTTCAAAGTAGAAAGGAACCTTTACTATGGAACATAGCTGATAAACGTAATAAGGTTCATTTAAAACTTCTTAAATTCTTAGGCTTTAAATTTTCGGAAGAAATTTTTTTCGGACCTAAACAATTAACATTTATAAAATTCTATTACCATGGTTTTAGGTTTAATACAAAGTATATCTGAATTCGGTGCTACGCCAAATAAAGATGCTGCAGAGATCAAGGCAGCTCAACAACGACACCAGCAGATGATCAAAGGTAACCATTTACATAATATGGGTACCATAGGTAAAAAGATGCAGGAACTCAGCATCAGTAACCTAATCAAACGACAAAGTAATATACGTCGTGAACAGAAAGCCGCTAAAGCTGCTACTTTTTTAGCTAATG